GTCGCTGCGGTGACGTCTCCCGAGAGAGTGGTCGCTGCGGTGACGTCTCCCGAGAGAGTGGTCGCTGCGGTGACGTCTCCCGAGAGAGTGGTCGCTGCGGTGACGTCACCGGTGATGGCCACTGTCGGCTGGGCCGCGTCGGACTGGACTGGGGTAGAGTCGACCGGGATGCTGCCTGCGAGGGCGGTAGCGTCGACGGTGGTGGCGGCTGTCAGGCCCGTGGCGTCGACGGTGGTGGCGGCTGTCAGGCCCGTGGCGTCGACGGTGGTGGCTGCTGTCAGGCCCGTGGCGTCGACGGTGGTGGCGGCTGCAAGCTCGCTCGCGTCCACGGTGAGCGTGGCAGCGAGGTCCGCCATCGCCTTGACGGCCTGCTTGGAAGTGGTGCCCTGGCAGACCCGGGTGCCGGCAGTGAGGTCGCCTTCGGCGGTCATCCGGAGGACCCGGCGGTAGCCGAACGGCAGGACGGTGACCCGGGTGCGGCCGTCGAGGCCGTTCGGGTTGGTCTTGACGGTGATGCTGTCATCGAGGATCCCGATGGCGGCCCCGGCGGTTGAGGCGACCTTGATGGTCTCGTCGGCGACGATCTCCACGAGCTGCCCGGCCTTGTAGTAGAAGCCATCTGCATCCGGGGTGATGTCGGTGCTGTAGACTTTCGCCGGCAGCCCGGCGACCGTGAGGTCGTAGGCGACCGGCGAGGTAACTGCTCCAGCCATGGTTGCTTACCCCTCCAGGAACTTGGCGGCCTTCTGCTCGAGCGAGAGCTCGGTGGAGGCTGCACCGCCGGCCTGGCCCTTCCCGTCGGCAGGCGGGGCGGCCGCGGCCTTACGGCGTTCGAGGTCGGCCTTGTAGGTCTTGAGCTGGTCCTTGTTGAGGGTCTTGAGGAACGGCCTGGGTGCCTCGGGGTCGAGCGCGAAGATCGCGGCGAGGGTATCAGCCCGCTCCATGAGATCTTCCTGAGCGGCGGCCTGCTCCTTCGCAGCCTGGTCGGCGATCTGCTTCTCCTGGTAGGAGACGATCTTGCCGACGGACTGTTCGAGAGAGGTGAGCCGCTTTTCGAAGTCTGCGGGTTCCATGCCTGTGAGATTTTCGGGTGCGACATAAAAAGGAGAGTCGGATCTCTTCTTCGCGAGCTCTTCTACGATGCCGGTGTTCGCGCAGGCTGGGCTGGTGACGACGGAGTTGTGGTCGACCCAGAGGTCCGTCCAGTAGTATTCGCTGGTCACGCCGTCGTACTTGAGGTCCCCGCCGGCACGGATGGAGAAGAGGATCTCGTCGGGCTTCGCCTTGACCAGGGCGACGACGTCCTTCTGGACGGACGTGGTCTGCTGGAACTCGTGGTCCAGGATGAGGGCCTTGATCTGTTTTCCATCCTTCTCGACGGTCCCGGTGGTCATGGCTAACGTCGTGCCGATGCGCTTGAGGAGGTCGTCGGAGTGGTCGATGACCAGGGGGACGTTCAGGTTCTTCCGGGCATCCCGCCCTTTCCTCCGCTCGGTGTTCTCCGGGACTTTGTCCAGTTCGTCGGGGCGGAAGACGGTGTCGTTCCACTTGCCTTCGGTGATGGCCACCACCCGGCGCTTGACGGCGCCCCCTTCTTTTTCCTTGGCGAGGTCTGCCGAGTCGGGCGGGACGATGCAGTCCACGGCCCGGAACGTCAGATCGAAGATTCGGGGTCCTGTGCTCATAGTAAGGCGTGGCCGAATTGAGGATATAAAAAAAGGTCAGGCGGGGGCGGCGATGACGCCGTCCAGGAACTTCTGCCAGGGGGATCCGGCCGGGAAGTCTTCCTGGGCGGCCCTCGCCCACCTCTGCCGTTCTTCGAGATACTTCGCCGGGTCGCGGTCGAGGGCGGGGTCGTCGAACCAGGCTCTCGGCCGGCAGCGGCAGTTCGGCTCTTCCATGATGGCCATGGCCATCGCCTCTTCCTCGGTGCCGAAGATGAAGACCCTGCCGTGGAGGGCGAGGTGGTGCGGCCGGGTCCGCTCGTCGGCGACGGCCATGAAGACCCAGCCCTTCCGGCCGGACTGCCGATACCGTTCCCGGTGGCCTTCCGCCCAGGCGGCCTTGAGGTTCGTGCGGGAGAGGGTGTCGGCATAGGTCTCGGTGGGGATGGTGACGTTCCGGGTGATGGTCCGGGTCCGCCATGACAGAGTGCCGTCCGGGGCGACGTACACGTAGCGGCGGGTCTCGCCGGCCCGGGTGAAGGTGACGGACTTGCCCCATCCGCCGTTCAGTTTCTCGACGAGCTGGTTTCTGACCTCGGCGTAGGTGCTGTTCTTGCGGATCCCCTGATCGATGATGCCGGTGAGTTCTCCGGAGAGGTTGTCGAAGGTCTCGTCGAGCACGGGTGCAAGCCGGTTGAGCACGGGGTCAAGACCGTCGAGCCCGATGGGGACGATGGTGCCGACTTCCTTGCCTGCCTGCTGACCGCCGATCTCGTAGGCGACGGTGAGGTAACGGGCGAGGACCTCGACGGTCCGCCGCTTCGCGCCGTCGGACCTCCGGACGATGAGGGCGGCGAGGGCCTCCAGGAGCTCTTCTTCTGACGGGAGCATGTCAGTACCCCAGGACGTCGCGGACCTCCTCCGCGATGTCCTCGATCTCCTGGCGGAGCTGGTCCCGCACAGGCCGGGTGCCCCGGCTGACGGGTTGCGGGACCCCTTTCAAGCTGTAGTAGGGAGTCTGTTCGGGCGCCGCTGCGGGGGTTCCGCCGGCACCGTCGATCGGGTAGCCCATATCCTCCAGGAACTTCTCAGCAACACTGGCCGGGAGGTAGGGGAGGAGGGGGGCGATGATTGCGGCCTTCTGCAGCCGGTCTTCGGGGGTGAGGTCCTCGAACTCGAACCAGGCGTCGTCGGGGGCGTAGCCGTTCGCCTGCAGCCAGGGGGCGAGGAGCTGGTCTTCGAGGATCTCGGCGAAGAACCGGCGCTCCGGGGTGATCTCGCGCTCGAAGAAGGCAAGCTGGATGTAGCCGACCGAGCGGTTGGAGGAGCCGGACTCGTTGAAGGAGTCGGCCCAGCACATCGCGGCATTGAACTGGTTTTCGAGGTGGTCGATGGCCTTGGAGACGGCGGCGGGGTTGCCTTTCGGCTCGACGAGGTCGACGTCCATCTTGTCCTGATTGGTCTCTCCGGACCGGAAGAAGAAGTCAAGCCCGGCACGGATCCCTTTCTTGAACCCTTTCTTCAGCATGTCCCGCTCGGCCGGGTCGTCCCAGGTGTCGGCCGGAATGAAGAACTTGTGCTTGGGGTCGCCGTGACGCTTGACCATGATCGCCTGGTCCTTCTCCATGCCGAGCTTGTTCATGATGAGGATATAGTTCTGCGCCGGCAGGCTGATGCCGTTCGGGTGCCGGGCGCTGGGGTACCGGGGGATGAAGATGAGTTCGTCGGGGCGGAAGAAGACCATGCTTTCGTTCTTCGCGTTGTGAGGGACGTAGTTCTGAAGATACCCGATGACAGTGTCCCCGTTCCCGGCCTTGAGGCTGGCGGCATACGGTTCGTATACCGTGTCCTTGAGTGCGGCCTTGAGATTCTGGATGTCGGCCTCGGAGTTGCGATAGACCATGACGCTCGGGGGATAGAGGTTCCGGATCTTCGCCAGGGCGGTCTTCGAGGTGGTCGCCCAGACCGGCTCGATGAAGACCCTGCCGTAGATGTGCCAGTACCTGGCGCTGGTGAGGAGGGCGGTGTGCAGGTGAGTGCTCCGGGTCATCGCGTTGCAGAGGTCCTGGCAGTCTTTGTCCTGGCTTTTGAGCGTGAACGACATCGTCGATTTCGCGAGGGTGTTGATGATGCGGGCGATCTTCCCCTGCTCGGCGGCCCACTCGGACCAGGCGTCCCAGCCCTCCGGAGGGATGAAGTGCGGGTCGTAGACGCTACGCTTCGAGACGACGTCCTCGTCACCGTCGGCAGGGAAGGCGCTGAGATCCATCATCATGGCCGGGGGGGACGCTCTGGAGAAGGAGCGGGAGAGCGCTTTGAGGAGTTTCATGCCTGCAGGGTCGGGCAGGGGCCTAAAAAAGGAAAGTCGGCTAGAGGATGTCGTCCGGGGAGGAGATCTTCGCCCGGGTGGGCATCTTGAAGAACATGATGCCGGCGTAAGCCGCGGTGTCAACCTGGTCGTCGTGGGCGCCGGTGGGGAACGCGGCGAGCTCTTCCTCCCACACGTCGAGCCAGGGTGCGTCCCGGGGATGCCAGACTGTCCCGTGCTCGTAGTATGCGGCGACGGTGAGGGCCCGGGTGTACTTGTCAGCGTCCGGCTTGAGCTCGACGACCGGCAGGCCGCTCCGGACCGCGGCCTGATAGGTGGTCTTCCCGAGGTTTGCAGGCTCGACGCCGATCTTTACCGGCCGCCACTTCGCGGCCTGGCTCGTGAGGTTCGCCAGGTGGTCGGGCCCCTCGACCCGGGTCCTGAAGACATCCAGGAGGAGGAGGTCTCCGGCCTGAGACTTACCCCAGGTCGAGATGACGAACCAGTCTGCAGAAGACTTGAGGCTGCCAGCGGGATCACAGGTCTGAAAGATGGTGAGGGATTCCCGGGCGAGGTGGCGGTCGCCCTCGGGGGTATGGAGGGTGTAGACGCCTCCCTCTGCGGTGGAGTAGTAACGGAAGTATTCGCGCTTGAAGAGCCCGCCTTCGGGGTCGCTGGGGTGCTGCTGGTAGAGGGCGTTCCACTCGTAGAGGGTGATTGAGCCCATGGTGGCCTCCAGGTCCTCGAGCGAGAACCGCTCCGGCCAGAGGGGTTCGCCGGGGGCCCGGCCGAGGGGGTCGTCGTCCTCGGCGATCGCGGGGAGGTTGAAGACTTCCCACTGCTCCCCGGTGCCGGCCTCCATCTCGTGGAGGAGGTAGCCGGCCAGGTCGTCCTGGTGCCACCGGGTCTGGACCAGGATGATGGCCCCGCCCGGCGCGAGACGGGTCCGGAGAGTGGTTCGATACCACTCCTTGACGGTCTCCCGGACGGTGGGGGACCGGGCCTCCTTCATGTTCTTGATGGGGTCGTCGATGATAGCGATGTGAGCGCCCTTGCCGGTCAGGGCCCCGTCGACGCCGGCTGCAACGACGGTGCCCCGGTGGCCTTCGACGCTCCACTCTTTGACGGAGGAGGAACTTTTGGAGAGGCTGACTCCGAAGATCTCGGGGGCGAACTCCTCGAACCGGTCACGGCACACTTCGGAGTGGGCTTCGGCGAGGGCTGCACCGTAGGAGGTGATCATGATGTCCCAGTCGGGGTGCTTGCCGAGGCACCAGGAGGGGAAGGATTTGGAGATGACTTCGCTCTTGCCATACCGGGGAGGCATGGTCACGATGAGGCGTTTGATCTCTCCGCGCTCGACGGCCTCGAGCTTGCGGCAGAGGAAGTCCAGGTGCTTTGCGGGCTTCCAGAGGCCGTGCGAGGTGTGCTCGGTGTAGTAGGAGAGGTCGGTGCGGAGCAGGAGGTTATGGGCGAGCGACCTCACGGAGGCGGGCTCGGAGGCGGTCGCGACAGGCAGGGCACATCACCTCCTCGACGAGGGTCTGGTACTGGACGAAGAGGGGGTTCTGCAGGATGTTGATGATGACGGCGCCGTCAGGGGGCAGGTCGCCGAGGAGCTTGGCCTGCAGGGCGAGTTGCTCCCGGATCTCGCGAAGGGCGAGGATGGCGGTCCGCGGATCGTCATCCAGGGTGGCCTTGAGGATGTCGGTGGCCCTGTCATTGATCTCCCGGAGCTGGGCGACGGTGTCGAGGCGCTCGTTGACTGCCCGGGTGACGATCTCTTCTCGGGCCTTGACAGCCTTCTGGACCGGATCGCTGTTGGCCTGGAGGTAGCGGAGGACCGAACCCCGGGAGATCTTCTGCCCGGAGATGCGGGAGAGCTCTGTGGCGATCTTTCCCGGGTTCATGGTGGGGTCGGCAGCGAGCTGGCCGGCCTGCTCCTCGAGGCCGAGCTTGATGATGAGGTTAGTGGCCATCGGATCCGATCACTTGATCGGATTTGAGGGGGGGCGTTAAAAAGGAGGGTCGGGGGTTCGGCCGCGTTTCGGGGCGATTCTTGGGGCGTGGCGAGGCACAAAGGTGATCGGATGTGATCGGATGTGCCTTATTCGCGGTCCCACGGCTCCGGCGGGTCGGGGGGGCAGAGTGGGGCGGTCAGCTCCGCCAGGTCCTCTGCATAGTGCTCTGCGATCGTCATCTCCCGCCAGCCGCCGATCGTCCACGAGCGGCGCGGCTTCGGGGTATCGTAAATGTCTATCACGATCGCCGGCTCCCGGCGGGTGCCGTCCGGGCGCATGCCGGCGAGCCCGAGCGAGACTTCTTTCCGGTCCTGCCGGCGGAGGATCAGTTCTTCGATCTCGATCCGACCGTGCTCATCCACATTGACCGTGGCGCTCGTCACGACCGCGCCGTTGAGGTCCTCCTGGATGAACCGCTCCAGTTGCCGCTGGATGTCCTCGGGGATTGGGTCCATCTCAGAACCCTCCTCGGATGAGTCCGGCATCTATCGGTCGGGCCTGCACCGCGTCCGCGTCGATCACCGGACAGGAGACGGGCCGGGAGAGCAGGGCACTCGCCCGGGTGCCGGCTGCAACCTGCCGCACCTGTGCGATCGGGCTGGTGTAGGTCTGTCCTTCGATCCGGAGGGTGACTGCCCGCCCGGACCGGGAGAGCCAGGCCTCGCCGGAGTACCCGATGAATACCCGGTCAGGGGTCCGGCACTGCACGAAGTTGATCTCTACCCGCCGGCCGCTCAAGAGCTCCGGAACCGCTGCCGCACCGATCACCAGGTCGCCCAGTCCGTTCCTGCCGTCCAGCTCCACCTTGAGGGCGTGCCGGTCCTTGACGATTCTTCCTGCCTTAACAAACTGCTGCATGTTTACCACCTTTGTTTTAGTATATCACTTATTACAATACTAAGTATACCTATAAGCATATATACTTTACTAACCAATATACTTATCATGTCAAACGAAGGAAAGGGCAAGATCATCAGGTTATCGGACCGGGCGCGTACCCGGTATGTGTCGATCCCGGCCGACGTGGCAGGAGATGACCGCTTCCCCTTCGCCGATGGCGAAGAGGTCACGGTGACGATCGACAAGGGCCGCCTTGTCATCGAGAAGAGTGAGGGGTCAGGGGTTTAGACCAGCCCCTCCGGATCCAGGGGGATCGCGTGGAGCGTAAACCTTTTTTGACCGTTTGGAATCTCTAAATATGCCGGATATTCGAGATTCTCGTCTTCAGTGACTGGGATACCAAAGACTGTTGCCTTCTCTCCGAGAGGTGGTGGGGAACAGAGCATGTCATCGAGTTCCAACATCAGGGCCCTACAGGTCTTGGGGTGTAGTCGGATGCCGGTTGGTTTGATCCACCCCTGGGACTTATTCCCGACCTCGATCAGTTCCTTGCGGATCGCATTCAAGATTTTCTTATCTTGGGGTATTTGACTCACCATAGCCGGCGGCCTCCGCTGGGCATGTGGTCGATGACGAAGATCTCCGGGTCGCCTTTCGGGACTTCCTCCGTTTCGGCCAGGTGGTAGCGCCACGGCTCCATCCCTGCGACGAGGGCCCGGGCGGCCTCGGTATCGTCCGGGTGGTGGCGGATGACGAGCCGGTCCGGGGGGGGAGGGTTTCCGATCTCCGCGAGCTCCTTGACCGCCCGGCGGATGTCTTCGAGGGGCGAGGGCACGGACTTGACCGGGAGATCGGAGCAGCGGAAGTACTGAGGGAGGGTCATCCCGGCTCTCTCGTAGAGTAACTCCAAGAAGTCCTGGGGAGTCACCATATCCTGAACATTTTGGCTCAGGCTGTCTATCATACCCATCGTTGCTTTGTTTTCGCTCATTCCCTCGTCCTCTTGCCTTCTCTGAGAACCTGCCTGAATCTTGAGATCTTGTTCTCAAAGTATGCTGAACCACATTTGGCGAATACTTCATCAGTCTTGAGCATCACGGGTTCTTCTAGATCTGGAGATCTCAAGATTACAACTGCTCTCTGGCTGTCCTCATCGGCGAGGTTATTCTCATGCGCCAACATTCTATGTTGAGCCATGATGGCTTCGACCTTGTTCTCCGGCGCGACAATAAACGACAGCGGCCAATCTTCCATCGGTGTATCGCGCATGAATTTCAAAATTGGTTCAAGTTCTGCTTTAGAAATAGTTGTCATACTCACTCCTCCCGCACACCTATTCTTTTCTTGCTCTTGTTGGTTTTAATCTTGACCATCAGACCGACCTCCAGACATGCCACCGGCGCCGGCCCTGCTCGACCCGGACAGCGGACCCTTCCCGCCAAGCCTCCTTCGCTGCAGCGACCGCCTGCGCTTCCGTGCGGTAGCCGAGGAGGGTCCGGCGGAAGAGGAGGTCGTCTTCCCGTCGGTAGATCATGCCTTCGCCTCCTCTTTTGAGACCTCCCCGAGGCAATATGCTACGATGACGATAACTGCCAGGTATGCATAGTAAGACCATTCGGCCTCTTTCACGTACAGAAAGGCAACAAGGAAGAGCAGGCACCAGGCTATGAGTCCGCCGAAGAGTGCCCCCCAGAGCGCATAGTGGTTCTTGGGCTTGTCAACGGTGTCGATCATGCTTTCCCTCCGCACCGGAGCGGCACTTTGTCGTTGAACTTCGGCTCGTTGGGGTCCGTGATGTGGCGCCATCTGGACGAGTCAACGACACGGCCTTCGTGCCACCGCATGGCGATGATTCGAGGGTCGAGTTTCCCGCTCGGCCGGCCTCGTCCCATGATGTCGCAATGCTCGATCCCCCACCCGTCGGCGATGAGATCGGCGGTGATCGCGTAGAGTGCCACCATAATGTCGGGGTAGCGGATCTCGTCGTCGTCCCGGCTCCAGCCGTCGTCGTCGCCTATCCGGTCGACCTGGCAATAGAAGAACGCCAGCAGGTGATCGGCGCCGGGCGGGTGGAAATTCTCGTTCGAGATCTCGACCCTGGGGGATTTGATGGCGTGCGGGATCCTCGCGGCGGCGATGCGGTCCCTCCACTCCCGAGAGGTCATCTGGTAGAGGGGATGGGCGTCCGGGCCGGCGGTGGGGAGGATGTACTGGAAGAGGGAGGATTGAGTCATAGGCAGCACCTCGCGAACCCGATCCAAATACCCACTAACACCCCGGCTCCCCCAAGAGTGATCACAGCCATCCCAAGCCAGAATAGCACCCGATCTCGGACCGTGTCGTTGAGGCGAGTGGTGCCGGGAGCCGTGCCGCATGGTCGGATCTGGAGTGGTTGGAGAGGTGGTTTCACGGCCGCTCACCCTCTGATATAGAGTATTCGGCGTCTTTCGCGGCACTCTCCGGCATGGTGGATCCGATGGATGCCTCAAACCCAGTTGCTCGAACTTCGAACCCTACTCGGCAATCCTGACACCAACAGGTGAACCATGCCCCCTTGACTGCCGGGCCGCGGTCCTCTCGGCCAGGGATTGGGATCGTATAACCATAGTCTGCCCAGAAGTTCTCGACCGATACCCGGTGACTGCCACACCCTGGGCAGGTGATCGGATAGGTCATGGCCGTGCGCCCCCGATCCGCCGGGGCACCTCGCCTCGCAGGATCTGCCCGGTCTTGCTGTCCTCTACAAACCAGGCAACGACCTCTTTTGCAGAGTGGTTCGAGCAGAAGTAGTGCCGCGGGCCCCGGCCTTCCTGCAGGGCACACCAGCCGAGGTCAGTCAGGCCATCTATGTTCAGTCCGACGGGTAGAGGGGTCCCGCAGATGACGCACTGCCGGGTCATGGGTTCCTCCGTTCAAGGACCTTGTACATGGACATTAAGGGCCGTATTGTGGAGTGCCCGGCTTTTTTGGACTCTACCGCGATGTAGGCGCACGTTTCTTCGACGCCATGCTTAGGGCAGACAATCCGTATTCCCTCAGGAAAATCAAGAAGGTAGTAGCTCTGATCCTCAAGTTCTGCATCGGTGACGGGAGGGATATCTACGCCGCAGATGGCACACTGCCAGGTCACGGCCGCTCGCCCCCGCACAGGTCCTGGGCAAGGTTCCGGTATCGGCAGTCCTCCTTCGGCTCGATGCCTGCCTGGTCGAGCAGCCAGTTCTTGATGGCCGTCGGGCTCCGGGTGTCGATGCCTTCCCCCTCGAGGACCGGCCGGAGGCGCTTCCGCTCCGTCGGCGTCAGGACGATGATGAGGGGCTTTTCCGTGCGGGTCATAGGAGATCGCCCCGCTGCAGCAGCTCGCCAGCCTTGACATCCCGCGTGCACGTCTCCACTACGGTCCGACGAGGGCACCAGAGGTTGGCTCGCATCGCCGTGACGAGGACCTCGGTGACCCTGAGGAGGGCGGCTTCCCCTTCGACGATATCGTCGGATCCCAGGACGTCGATCTCCGGGGCATCTTCCTCCCGCTGTGCCAGCGTCTCCCGGACCCGCTCGACCTGGTCCTCGCGGATCATCAGCAGGTACTCGGGCCAGGCTTCGGTCTCTTCCAGGTAGCGGACGGCCTTCCGGTAGAACGGTGAGGAGAGGGGCGACCGGTTCACCCGGAGGATGCCGTCGAGCCCGACGAGGCTGGCCGCCACCCGGAGAGGATCAGCAACTCCGGGGATCATGCGGCAGCCCTCCGGAGCGTGTTGCTCAGGCCCAGGCAGGCCGTCAGCCAGTAGAATCCAAACATGATAGCGACGTAGAGGTTGCCGGTCCAGAGGCCCCAGCTCACCCAGAGGGCGTTGCCGAGGATCCAGATGATGAACCCGATCCGCCGGGACTTGAGCGAGTAGCCGGAGACGAAGAGAGCTCCGACGATACCGAGGATGACGGCCGGGGCCTGTAGGAGGTCTAGCATGGTGCACCCTCCCCGGGTTTCCGGCCGGGCTTCTTCTTGGCCGGCAGCGGCACCATGGGGATCTCCAGCAGGCCGCTCGCGGTGACGGTATACCGGTGCCAGGTGCCGGTCACGCTGCCGGGCTGCCGGTCGACGTAGACCCAGAGCTCGACCCGGGTCGTTTCCGGGTGGGGAACGGCCTGCATCCGCGTGATGTCTTTCTTGTTCACCCTGTAGACGGCCGCGATCGATGTGATGGGCGTCTTCGTCCTCTTCACCTGGATGAAGAGCGTCTCGTCTGCGCTGCTGGCGACGATGTCGAACGTGCCCTTCGAGGCGTGGTTGCGCTCCGTCCAGTAGGATAGCGCCTGCAGGATCCGGACGGCCTTGAGTTCGGCACGGTAGCCACGTTCGTAGAGTTTATTCGGCATGGGCCTTCTCCTCCAGGGGCACGAAAGCGCCGTACTCTTTCAGGGCTGTGGATGCCCGGTCGACGTCCTCCTGGGCGACCTGGACGATGTAGTGGGTGGACCGGTCGACGTCGGGGGTGAACGTGGGTGTGATGTCGGCGGCCTTGAGGGCTCGCTCGATGACCAGGACGTAGTCCCGGTCAACGGCACAGATGGAGGCGAGGCCGGGCATCAGACCGCCTCCAGCTGCTTCCACCACGGGCGGAACTGTAGCAGGGCGTCGGGGTCCGGGAAGGTGCCGGTGAAGCAGAGCGCCCGGTCGTCCAGGGTGACGTGTGCCGGCGGTTTTTCGGCAGCGATTTCGAGGAAGGGGAACCCGTTCTCCTTGAGCCAGGCCTGCATGGCCCGCCGGCCGAACCTGGTCTTTGCCCGGGCGGAGTGGATGACGACGTCGAAGTTCTCCTGGGCTGCCTGGACGAACTCGACGGCGCCGGGGACCGGACCCCCGTCGATGATGGTGTCGCCGCGGAACCCTGTGTACTGGTGCAGGACGCCGTCGAAGTCGAGGGCGAGGGTCGGCTTCATGAAGAGGCCTCCCGCACGGCCTTCGTCAACTCGCGCATCTCTCCCTGGATGCCTACCAGGGCAGCGGCACAGGTCCGGATCGCGTCCGGAAGGTAGATGAGGAGTTCGACCGGGTTGACGCCGTCATCGAGCGGGGCGAGCTCGACCAGGATCCTGGATGGTGAGCCGGCCGGCCGAGGGGCGGCGAGGTCCTGCAGGGCCATGCTGGCAGGGATGGCACCGGTCCGCTGCAGCTCGGCCCAGAGGTCTTCCGGGGCTCTGGGCGGCGCCGGGGGGAGGAGGTGCCGGGAGATCTCCTCGGGGGTGAGGTCGGATCGCTGCAGGAGCGATATCGCTTGCATGGCTCGTTCCCGGGTCACGGGGCCGGGAGGCCGGCCGCCTCGCTTCTTCTGCTGCGGGGGCTCGGAGGGTGTGTTCATGCGTCACCTCTGTTGCGCTGGGGAAGGGTTCGCTCGATGGTGTCGAGCAGCCCGGCCAGGTCGTCGGCCTGCGAGGTGTGGGGGCCGTCCGGGTCGTCCTGGATGTTCCGGACGATCTGCCGCATCTTCTTCAGGGCGTCGGTGACGGGCTGAGCAGGGTTGTCCTGCGCTGCCTGCAGCCGCTGCACCTCGGCCTGGAGGGCGGTGAGGGTGGCATCGACGGCACAGGTCCGGCAGTCGCCGCGGGGGGTGTTCTTGCCGATGGTGATGCTCTCGATCGCGTCGGTCACCCGGGGGCCTTTCTCCGTCGGCCGCTGCACTGAGTAGGCTTTCAGGTTGACGGAGATCTTCTCTCCTTTCATCGGCCCGGACCGGGGCGAGAAGGTTATCCAGTGGTGCTCGAAGGGGTCGAATTTCGCGTTTTTGTGTGTTTCCTGGTTTCCATTTGTGAGGTTCAGTGTGATATCCATAATCAGTCCTCCTTTGTTGAGATGGTCATCTTGCGGTGCTGCAGCCGGCCGGCTGCGTCTGCTCCCCAGACGAGCAGGGTGCCTGCCGGCTCGAGGGGTTTGGCCACGTGGGTGACCTGGAGCCCGGCAAGGTTGCCGGCGTCGATCAGGTCCGCGACCAGGCGGCGATATCGGTCATCCATGTCCGTCCCATAGACGCGGCCGTACTCGTGGCGGTCCCTGGAGCCCTTACCGGCCGGTTTTCGCCAGTCGAGGCACCAGATCCCCCATCCGTTCAGCCAGATCTGCAGGACCTCCAGGCCTTCCGCACGCTCCCAGGCGAGGAGGTCGTGAGCGATCTGCTCGAGGAACGAGGGGGCTGAGGGGGCCGCTGCGGCCGGGGCCTGCTCGGCGATCATGCGGCCTCACCGTCCTGGAAGAGGCGGGCCTGCACGGACTCTTTCGGGGCAGGCAGGGGTGCCGGCTTTGCAGGCTGCTCCGCCGGGGGCTTGAGAGACTGGATGATGAGGTCCCGGGCGACCTCCGGCCGGAGGCGCTCCCAGAGGGCGAACTGGCCGATCGGGAGCGTGGCGAAGGCGTCCCAGACTTCCACCCGGAGGGTGTCGCCGTGGATGTGGATCCCGGGGATGCCGTTGAGGACGGCATTCATCGTGCAGAACGTGAAGGCCCGGCGGTCGATGTCGACGTTGGTGAAGAGGAAGTTGAGCGCCCCGTGGTTGTTGCCGGCGAAGTAGCGGGCGGTCCGGAGCATGAACCGCCCGGTGCCGCAGGCGGGGTCGTTGATGGTCCACGGGGCCTTCCGGCTGAGGTCGGTGCCCTGGAACGTCATCTCCACGATCATGTCGACGATGTCGATCGGGGTGAAGAACTGGCCGTTCCGCTCGCTGGTCTGCCCGTTGCATTCGAGCCACTCGCCGAACATGTCGCCGAAGGGGCCGGCTTCGTCGCTGTAGGCCTGGTGGATGTCCATGAGGGTGCCGAGGAGTTTGACACCCGGGCACTCTTCGGCCTGGTCCCGGCGGAAGTCGAGCCCGGCGACGAGGATGTCGTTGTAGATCCGGTCGTGCAGCCGGGGGCCGTTGAGCGGCTCGAGGTCGTCGAGGCGCTTGGTGGCCCGGTGCGGGTAGCGAACCTGGCTCACGAGGTCGCCTCCTGCTGATCCCGGCGTGCCTTGAGGGCCTTCCTGAGCAGCGGCGGGATCGTGGCGATCTCATGTCTCCGGAGTGCAAGGGTGATCGTGGATCTAGAGCACCCGAGGCTGTCTGCGATCTCTTTCGCGGACTTGAGATCCTTCAGGTAGTGCTGCTCTAGCCAGGCCCGGTCCTGGAGTTCCGGAAACCTCACATTCACGGGACGAGCCTCCGCTGGCAGAGGTCATGGGCCGCCCGCCAGTCCCTGTCCGCAAGCTGGTGGCGGACCTGGCACCCTTCGCAGTGCGTCTCGCCGTCGGCGATGACCCGGCCGCAGCTCCGGCACTCGGTGACGAGCGGGATCCTGGGTCGGTTGCGGCGCTCCTCGATGGTATCCCAGTTGAGGCCCTCGCGGGTGGCGAGCCGCATCATGAGCGCCTCCACTTCGCAACGAGCTTGCGGCCGAGCCGGCTGCCGAAGGAGGAGAAGCAGATCTCCAGGTCGGGGTGGTCCTTGAGGAGGCCGGCTTTCTTGAGGTCGTCGACAGCGTCCGCTATCTCGGCCGCAGAAAGCGGCGTCCTCGCCCCCTCGAGCGTGGGGATCAGGTCCTCGATGATGACGGATCCCCGGAAGTTCTTCCTCGCCCAGGCGGCGAAGGCGGCGAGGTAGACGAGGGTGACGCGCTCCTCGAGCTTCATGGTGGTCTTGAAGGTCCGGAGGATCTCCTCGAGCTCGTAGGTGTCCATCGCGGTGAGGGCCTCCATCATCGACCGCATGATCCCGATGGTCTCGACGATGGCCGTCTCTTCCTCCTCGGAGGGGAAGATCTCCGCGTCGTCGAGGGTCGGGGCGGGGGCGGCCGGTGCCGGGGAGGAGGCCGCGGGCCGGATGTCCCGGATGGCGTCGGCCATGGCGTCGGCGAACGTCCTGGTGAGGGACTGGGCGAGGGCGCTGAACTGCTGGACGATGGACTCGACGCCGGTGTCGATGACGATCGGGTGTTCGTAGGGGTTGTAGTAGTCCGTCAGATACTCCCAGATGAGCCCTTCGGCCTTGCGGACCTCGGGCAGGATCGTGAGCAGCCGCTGCCGCATGCCCAGGGCGGAGATGCTCTGGAACTGGTTCCGGCAGTCGAACTCGCAGCGCAGGGTGCCGCCGCTGAGGTAGGCTTTGAAGCCCGGGGTGTGGGAGTTCGGCGCTTTGAGGTAGAAGGTCTTGTTCGGCCCCATGTGCATGCCGATGCTGGCCATGACGGCGTCGATGGTGGGCTGATGCGTGACGACGACGGTGAGTTCGTCTCGCGTCAGGCGTTCGGGGGAGCGGATCCGGGCGAGGAGGCTCTCGATGTCGGGGTAGCTGGCCTCGAAGTAGCGGCGGACCCAGGCCTCGATCCATTTCAGGTCGCCGGGCTCGTCGCTGTAAATGACGACGCTGTCGGCCCCGACCTGTAGGGTGAGGTGGTCGCCCGGGTAGACCCAGGTGATGCCCCGGATCTCTTTGTGCGCCCACCTCCTGGCCGCGACCCAGCGGAGGACCTGGTCCCGGAAGACCTGGTCGACCAGGACGAACTGGATGGTGTCCCGCTCCATCGTGGCGATCGATAGCGGACATGACCGGCAGGTGCGATCGGTGCAATCCGGTGGGCAATCCGCGCCGGGGGCCGGCACCGGGGCCGAAAGGGGGCTTTCCCTATGCCTTTTGCCCTGTCGTTCCGCGATCGGAGGCTGCTGCGGCGATGCCCGGTGTTCATGTCCGGTGTCGATGTCCGAAATGTCCGGTGTCGGATACCGGACATGTCCGGTGTTAGACGGGTTTTTAGGGGCCTGTTTCTTCTTCTGGGCTTTCTTTTTCGGTATGTCCGGTGTCATGTCCGGTGTCGGATACCGGACATCAGAATGTCCGGTATTGTCCGGGGTTATCGGACGGCGGAGGCTGGCTAGATCGGACAGGCGACCGCAGGAACCGGGTATGTCCGGTGTTTTCCCAGTGGGCTCCGGGATGTCCGGTATAGTAGTAATACTGTAGGTAGTGGTCCTGCCGGTACGGGTGGCCACTACCCCGGGGAGGGTCTTCAGAACCCTCCGGACGTGCCGGTCCGTATAGCCAGTCACCTCGCAGAGCTCCCGCTGCGTCAGGGGCCTGGCTCTCAGAGCATGCATGATGGCGTCCTCAGCGGGCATCGTCGAACACGATCGCGCAGTTCCGGAGCGGGGCATACCGGCTCTGCATGTTCTGGATGGTCAGGGCGTCGATCCTCTTGTAGAGCTCCCGGGTGACGTCGAGTTTTGAGGCGTCTTCCGGGAGGTCCAGAACCGGGATGAGTTCCCGCCAGTTGGTCCAGCGATTAAACGGCTGGAGGTACCGGTTGACCAGGTAGGCCAGGTCGACGTGATAGGCTCGCCGTAGTCGACTGACCAGGGAGGGGGGGAGATCGAGAGCGACCGCCCGCATGCTCATGAACGGCAGGTCGAAGATCGCGCTGTTGTACCCGACGATCACGATGTCTTCTTCAGCAGTCAGGAGGGAGATCGTCTGGATAAGGAGGTCTTCCTCGTCCCTGTCCCGGCGGTCGAACCGGCGCACCCAGGTCTGGCCCGCGATCGTGATCCGCTCGACGGGGTGATGGAGAGGGGAGGGGTGGTCGGTGTAGACGTCTAGGTACCGGGGGGAGAGGTGCACAGTTCGGGCGATCAAGCGGGCACCTCCTGGACCCTGCGGAGGTACTCCTCCAGAGCCTCTTCCCCCCGGCCGATGACCTGTCCTCCGGAGAGGAGGAGGGTGTGCCGGGAGCAGATATGCTTATAATCTAGGATGTCGCATGGGGTCTCGGCTGACGTGGTCACCTGGCAGGCCCCCGGCGGACGTATTCGACCTTGACGGTCTCGGTCACGGTCGTCTGGATGCAGTCGGCGAGGCGGGCTTTGCCCACAGCGGCTTCGGCCTTAGTGACTGGAATGGAAGCCAGTTTGTAGAATTCGTCCGGGAAGAGCTCGTAGAAGCGGTGCGGGATGACGGCCCGCGCCTCCCGGGTCGAGGTCTTCAGCCGGAAGTTGCCCTGTTCTGTGATGCACTGTTCCCGGGCCTGCCCGAGGAGTTCGCGGTGGAACGCCTCCGCCCGCTTGATCTCTTTCTTGAGGTGGGCGATGTGCTCCTGGACCAGGTAGGCCTGCTCGAGGAGGGTCTCCTCGAGGATGATGTCCGGGACCTCGAAGGCGATATCGGTTTTCATCGGGCATCCGCCTCCTGTTCAACCCGGGCGAACCAGTGGACGTAGCAGACCTGCTCCACGGGGAATTCACCGCGGTAATGGGTCCGCCAGAAGGCCTCGAACGCCTCCGGGCTGTCGAATCCTTCCTGGAGGAAGAGAGAGTCCCTGATCTCGCCGAGCCAGTTTTTCTGGACGTCAATGATCCCGTAGTTCCTGGAACCTATCACGAACATGTCTCCGGCCCTGCCCCGTGCCTCTGTTCGCGTCGTGCAGCACTTTCGGCCCTCGTAGATGGCCTGCCGCATCTCCTGGCAGAACTTGAGGGTGATGTGGGGCATCAGCACCGCTCCCCGGCGTTGAGCTCCTCGACCCGCCTCTCGATCCCGTCGCGGTTATCCGAATACATGCCGCAGTACTCGACGTTTCCGCCGTGCAGGGGCTCCGATAAGTCCTTCTGCCTGCCGGCAATGTACATCCGCCGACCGTTGATGTCCTGGCTTAGGATGCGCCACTGACCCGGCATCAGGCATCCCCCCCGCTTGTCTTCGGTCCCATCCGCTTCAGGGTCTGCTGCAGGTCGTAGAAGCCGCAGTAACTGGTCCCATCACGCTCGTAGACGACGAGTGGGCACGTATCGCACTTTGGGTCAGGGAAGTTGGAGCCGGGACAGGGATAGGCCAGGCCGGCCTCGACGGCCGCAACGATCGCGGCGTGCAGGTTTCGGGCGACAGGAGGGATCTCGGTCATTCGGCACCACATCCCTTTGTGGCAGCCCGTCGCTCCTGCCGAGCCTGGTAGGCTTCCATCTCTGCCAGGCAGCGCTCGGCGTCCTCCTGGAGGCGCTTTGCGAGGCTGGGGAGAGCAAGCAAAAAGGGGGCCATCAGACCAGCACCCCCGCGTCTTTGAAGGCAACTTCTACCCGGGCTCCGCAGGCTCGGCAGGTGAACCTGACGAGCCGTTGCCGCCGGTAGAATGTCTCCCGGGAGAGGTAGCCGCCGCAGTGCGAGCAGGGGTGGCTGAAGGCCCAGCGGCGGGCTGCCATGAGCTGCTTGCGCGGAACCCGGACAGAGGGTTTCGTGGAGGCCGTGAGGGCCCCCATTCAGACCACCACCAGGCCGGCCTGGACCTGCTCCACGTCGATGATGCCCGGGGTGGCAGCGAGGCGCCGGCGGAGCGGGACTTCTTCGACGACCTGGACCGTGTAGGAGTTAGGGGCGGTCAGGGTCGCCGTCAGTTCGATCGGTCGCGAGCCAGGCCGTGAGAGGGCCGCCGCAATCGTGTTCGTCAGTTCGGTACGGGGTACATCCGTTATGATGTAGTCTGTCGTGTTCGATTTCGTGCTCATTTGCTTCACCTGTGTTGTGGGCCTGTGAAGCGAGGGAAAACCCTCCTGAGAGCACCTGGGTCAGAGAGGAGCCGGTGATCAGCCAGACGCCGTTGTGGCACTTGGCGAACTGCCACCCGGAGTCGTAGACTGCTCCGTACCCCGGATCCCCGCCGGCGACGACCACCGGGACGGCCAGATCGCCGTAGGCTTCGTGGACGTCCATGTAGTACTCAGCCAGGAATCCTTTCGTGACCCGAAAATTATATTTGAATTCGAATACAAGTTTAATGGAGCCGTGAAACCACTTCAGTGGTTTCTGGTGACCGCCGCTATCCATAAGCACGGGTGCCGCATACGCGACCATGTCGAAGATCCGCAGCCGCCCGCCAGCGAGCTGCTTGCGCACCTGCTTTTTGTGGTCGAAGACACTGAATTGCAGGCTTTGTGCGGCAAACATGGTTCCAAATGCCGCATATAAACTGTTTTCGAACTCTTTACCCTTGTCAATCGCTGCTTTCCGCTTGAGGATCGAGGAGTCGAGTTTCTCCTGGATGGCCTGGTCGACGGCCTCGGGGGCCATGCCGACCGGGAACCAGAACGTCGCGTCGATGTAGGTGTTGTTGTGCCGCTTGACGTAGCGTTCGCCCAGGATGCCGTTCCTGATGTAGTTCTGCAGCTGGATCAGGTCAATCGCGCCGAACTCCGCGCGGATGTCGTAGTTGGAGAGGATCTCTCCCCTATACTTGACCCGGTGGAAGATCTCGACGATGCGCGGATCGGGGGAGTTGGCCTCAAGGTAGTCCTCGATGAGCTGGTCCTTGACGCAGTAACTGAGCAGGCTGTAATACAGGTAGAACCGCTCGTTCCCGCGGACCGAGAGGATCCCCGGGCTGCGGGCGAGCGCTCCTCGTTTCACCAGGGCTCGCAACGCACCGCTCACCTGCACGGGGTCGCCCTTCAGCTCCATCGACGTTAGGTACGGACGGCCCAGGTTTTTGATCTGCTTGAGAACTGATTCGAGCACCGACCCGATCGTTGTCTGCACCTCGACGCCGTCGAGGCGATAGACCCGCATCCGCGCGGTGTCCCGAACATGATCTACCTCCATATAGGGGAGGTTTGCGGCGGCGCGGCTTAGGCTGGGGTCAGACGCTCCGCTTGACCAGGAGGTTGTCGGAGAAAATTGTGGAGACGCCCCGGCCGGGATTCGAACCCGGGTCGTCACCCTTGCACCCTGGGCAACTGCTCGATCCATGACGATTCACTCAACTCTCGATCTCAGCGGGAACGTGCGCTTTGACAGGATAAGTCTGCCAGAACTGCGTGCCGCAGTTGGGACATCTCTTCGGGAGAAGGTCCGACCGCGGGATCCAGCAGTGATTGCACCGCTTGCAGTGGAGTCGTGGCAGCTCGATTTTCACAGGTCCCACGGTATGGGGTATGCTGCAAGGTATATATATATGTATTGAATAGGGAAAGGGCCCTTCAAAGGAACCGTTCCAGGTAATCCTGCAGGGTGCCCAGCGACTGCTTCAATGCAGTGAGGGCGGCGAGGACTGCATCTAGACGCTCGGTGACGTCGTCGAGGGCAAAGAGCGCGTTGTGCAGGTCGTGTTCACGCGGAGGCATGCTCAGCACCTCCCGTAGAACTTCTCGGTCCCGAGGACGAGGAAGGGGTGCTTTCGCTGGATGCTCTGGTTGAGGCCGTGCGCGTCGGCGTGGATGGAGTATCCCATCCAGGACATGATCGAGCCCCGCGGGTCCCGGGGATACGTGCCGGCCTCGATCCGCTTCATCCGGTCGTAGACCCGGTGGATGTTGCGGTTCCGCACCCGGACGTGGTCTGGGTAGATGACGTAGCCGAGGAAGTCGATGCCGCAGCGGGCAGGCGCGACGACCTGCTTGCGCGGGTGGAGGCGGAGTCGCAGCCGGGCGATGAACTCTTCGATGGCCGCCTTCCATTCCCAGAGTTGGGCTTTTGTTTCGCTCAGTAATATAATATCGTCCATATACCGAATGTAGTGCCGGCATCTCAAAACGTGCTTGACGTAGTGGTCGAGTTCGTTGAGGTAGATGTTGGCGAAGAGCTGGCTGGTCAGATTGCCTAAGGGGATGCCCGTGCCCGGGCTGTCGTGGTAACTGTCGAGGATCTTCCTGATCAGGGCGAGGACGTCCGAGTCGGCGATCTTTCTCCGGATGATGGCCATGAGGGTGTCGTGATGGATGCTGGCGAAGTACGATTTGATGTCGATCTGGAGGTAGTATGGTGGCGTCGAGTACTGACGGAGATACTGACGGAGGCAGGCGACGCCGGCATGCGCGCCCTTCCCGCGCCGGCAGGCGTAACTGTGGGGGTAGAACCCCCTCTCAAAAGGCGGCATGATGACATCGTAGAGTGCCCGATGGACGATGCGGTCTTCGAATGCCGGAGCATTGATCAGGCGACGCTTGGGGTCGTTCACGTAGAACCGGCTGTAACCCTTCGGCGTCCACGTCCTGGACTGCAGGGCTTCTGCCAGGGTGTCGAGGTTCTCCTGAAGATGCTTTTCAAACTCGGTGACGTAGGATTTGTCGCCTTTTCCCCGGCGGCACTGGGTGTATGCGCTGAAAAGATTCGTTGGGGAGCAGACCGTCGGGTAGAGGTTCGTGTAGGTTTTCGTGGTATCAACTCCTGGTAAAAGTAAAATGAGGCGGAGGGGTCGGCGATCCTCGCCTACTGGCTCCCCCTCACGGGCTGGATTTTTCGCCGATGTGGCGGCGGGATCCGGGTCCTGTACCATCAATCGGCGACGGCGCAACCGTGGTCGCAACCGTCTGTGCCGTTGAGGGTATTGCGCGCCGCGGAACCCGATGTTGTTGTTCGTGTTCGTGGGGACGTTGTTCAGATTCACGGCCCACACCCCGTTGTTGAGGCCGTTGTTCCAATTCCCGCCCCGTAGGGCAGCAAGGGGTTCCGGACCCGGCCCGCAGTGTCGGACGGCCTATGCGGCCGTCTTCATCCACCCTCCGTTCATGCGTCCGATCTCGTCGATCCGGATCCGCAGCGCGTCGCGCTGGTCCGGCGTCATGTACTTGAGGTCTGTGGCCAGGTCGAGCATCAGGCCGATCTGCCGCAGGTCGGCGTCGATAGCTTCGTGCAGCAGCCGGCTGTGAGACTCGTTGACCGCGGCGATCGTCTTGAGCAGGTCCAGCGTTGCCTGCCGCAGCTCGGAGGCCAGGCCTCCGTACTGCTGCGGCTTGGGGTAGCGGTCCGTCACCGGGAAGATGAGGACCGCCAGGTCCCGAGCCTTCTGGTAGATTTTCAGATTTTTAAGGTCAGATGTCAGAGTGTCAGGCCTCCAGATGCTCAGAATGCGCCGCGGAACCCGACGTTGTAGTCCGTATGCGTGGGGAAGTAGTACAGAAACACGGCCCACACCCCGATGCCGAGGCCGCCGTACCAATACCCGCCCCGTAGGGCAGCATAGGTGGCCGCATCCAGTTTCCACCAGCATCCGTCGTTCCCGAACTCTGCGGATCCGCCACTGGTTACCCCCGTCGGCAGGCAGATGTCCGGGTTCAGGGAGAGGCCGTCGACGGGGGTGTCGGCGTCGTACATCGCTGTGATCCGCTGCCCGGTGGTGCCAGGCGGAGTGACGATAGTTCCGGCACCGGGGTATCCCGGGGCAATCGAGAGGTTGACCCCATCGGAGACGATCTGCTGGAAGTTCCACTCCCAGACGTTACCATTGAGGTCCCAGACCCCATCGGCACGGCCGTTCAAGGACCAACTGAGCGGTCCGGACCCGGTCAGGCACCGGCGCTTCTCGTGGGTCGCGTCGCCGGCGAGCACCGGGTCAGTTAGCCCCTCATACTCGATCGCGCGCGTGTCCCCGATGTCCTTGCCGTAGTCGTTGTTGCCCTTGGGGTACTGCAATCCATGCCGGTAGCGGAACGTCATCGCCCAGGCGGCCAGGGCGAATTGCTCGTCGGGGGTGATCATGTGGTGGCCGACAATGGTGTAGGTGTCGTCGGTGGTGATGGTCGCCGGGAGCTCCGGGAAGACCCGGACATACTTGGCCTCGCCGAACTTGCCGGCCTTGATAATCCGGCGGAAGTAGGTCGTGCCGCCCTGAACTATCTCGACACGCCGGCCGACCAGGTGCTCAATATTGTCGACGAGGAACTCGGCCTTCGGGTGGTCGCCGGTCGCGTACATCGTGCAGGGGGTCGGGGTGCCGGAGGCGGACTTGTTCGCGGCGCCGCCACGGTTCTCGAGGGCGGCCCGGGCGGTGTTCCACGAGACGTCCGTCCAGGGGACGACGTGGGGTTTGCTCGCGGCGCCGACGCCGGCACCGGGGCTGTTGGGGGTCAGGCCGCCGCGGGAGGTCGCCGTTGCCAGCGGCTGGCAGGCCTGGAACTTGTCGACCCAGAACCCACCGAGGATCAGGTCATTGAGGTTCGGCTGTGTGAAGCCAGCGCTGCGGAAGAACGGGATCCAGACCTGGTGGATCTCCAGGTCGTTCGGGGTGTCGCCGCCGTCCTTGATGCGGAGCACGCGGTTCGGGAGCGCAGGCGAGCGCAGGTTGAGATCGTAGGTCGGGTCGCCGATCTGCGAGCCCATGACGTTGATGAGCGCAGCGTCGATGCGGTCAAAATTCTGGTTGTGGGGGATGTGCCAGTCCAGATCGCCGAACCCGGGTTTTTCGAGGTTGAATTTGGGTGTAGCCATGCAAGATCACGTCCTGGAGTAGATGGTGACGATGCCCTTCGTCTGGTCGCCGTCCTCGTCGTATTCTTCGACGATGTCCTCGATCGGCACGGTGCGGACGACCGTGTTGCCGCTGAGGAAGACGTACGTCTCCTCGACGATGGCGTAGCGATCCGCGTCGAGGACCTCCCGGCCGGCGGCGGTGTCAATCTGGATCTGCTGTTTGACCTGCATCAGGCAGCCCCCCGTGCGAATGAGGCCTTCACCTTGAACGCTGCGCCGACCGAAGCGTCGAAGCTGAGCGGGTTCCGGACCTCACGGTAGTAGAGGACGCCGCCAGACGCTGCAGAGAGCAGCCCGAGCTCAGTGATGACGGCACTGCCCAGCTCACCGGGAGCGAAGACGGCCTCGAAGACCACCTGGCCGCCACTGACCGAGTAGGTGGCGGCCTTGCGGGCGACCTCACCCTTCATCGCGGTGTCGCCGACGGCCGGGTTGACGGTGCTGGTCCCGACGGCGATCCAGCCCATCTTGCTGCCGGACCCTGCCAGGAGTTTGGGCAGTTCATTGATGCCGGCGTTAGTGACGATCTTCCCGACCATCGAGCGGCACCTCCTTGCCTTCTGCGTCGACGCGGAACTGGATTACCTCCGATTCCACGGAAACACATACATTCGCGTTGTTAGACATGCAGAGAGGGTCGGGATGGCCCGTTTAAAAAGGAAAGTCGGGGTTAGTAGCCGAACTCGTACTGGCCATAGCGCCAGGCGCCGTAGCCGAGGTAACTGGCCGCCTGCGCCGTGACCGCGGCGGTCGGTTCGACGACCAGGTCGACGGCGCTCCCTGCCAGGGCATCAACGGACCCCGCACGCGATCCGTACGGCTCAGTGCCGAGCCGGCCGGCACCGTAGCCGAGCACCGTCTCTACGAGGATCTGGTGGTCAGTCGAGACAGTTACCTCGACGGGAGCCTCGCCCTGGACGTCATACTCGATTGTAGCGGTGTCAATCCGGCCTCCATACCCTTCCCAGCCGTATGGGAACTGCCCGAAACCGAGCCCATGACGAATGCCGGCCACTACTGCGGCCTCGGCGTTCACCTGCAGGTCAACCGCTCCCTCTGCCGTCGATCGGATCGTATACACGCCACCGTAGCCACAGGTGCCGTAGCCACAGGTGCCGTAGCCCGAGCGCAGGGGAGCGGGGACGTCCCAGAGGGTCGAGCCTTCCGCGCCGACGAGGACTTCCTGCAGGGTGCTGTAGACGACCAGGTCCTGGACGTAGACGCCGGCGGCCCGGACGAGCGCGCTGGCGGCCACGAGACCGGGGAGCATGATGGCGGTGTGGTCGTCGCCGAGGAGCTCGATGCGGAACATGGCGGGCGGGGTGCCCCAGGGCAGAGACCCATATCGTCCTTCTCCGTATCCCCATCCCTCGTGGACGTCGGGAGGTTCCCGGATCCGGACCCGGTCTCCGGTCAGGCCGGTGAAGTACTCGATGACGTCCCGGATGTCCGTGAGGGTCCCGCAACTGTAGTATCGCTTGATCTGGGTCATGATGCGGGACCGGAGGCTGTCGTCCGACTCGCCGGAGGTGCGGGCGACGTTGAACATCTGCGCAACGTAGTCAAGAGTCCGCCCGGTCGTGAGGTCGGGGTTCCGCACGGTGTCGATCGCAGCGGCCGTCGAGCGGGCGACGTCGAGTTCTCCGGCAAGGGTTTCGGCGACCCGGGCATTGTTGCCCCCGGGTTTCAGGGCGCTGGAGAGGCAGGAGAGGATCCGGTCAGCGGGGTCCATGGTTCACACCACCGTGATCGAGATGAGTCCGGGAGAGGCTTTCTGCCCGGCGGGGATGACCAGGGTCTGCCCGAACTGCTGGATGGTCGTGGACCCGGCGGTCGCGGACATTGCGAGGATATCGTTGACGCCGTCGACACCGAGGACCGTCCGGACCAGGTCGGAGTAGATGACGTCGTCCCCGATCGGGAGACCGCCCAGGTATGCCGTGACGGCGGCCTCCACGCCGGCCTGGACGGTGGGGGCGTCTGCCGAGGGGGTTCGGGATACGGTCGCGGTGACGGCGACGCTGACCGGGGTGGGCCGCTGCCAGGTGGCCAGGATTCCTGCCGGCCGGGTATCTTCGAGGGTGGCGGCGATCTCGGCGTCGTCGCCGCCGACGACGGTGAGGGTGATCGTGCAGGCGGTGAAGTTCTCGTCGAGGGCAACGTCCTGGACTCCCTCCAGGGCGGTGAGCGCGGCCACGATGCTGTACCGCGTTCCCCTCGCGGAGGGGGAGTAGGTGATCGCACGGAGGTGGAGCTCGGGGTCGGTCTCCGCATCCGCGCCGCCGGAGGTAGCTGCCGGGTTGGCGACGGCCGTGATCCCGGAGAGGGGGTCGACGAGCCGGGTGATGGTGGCCGGGGCGACGTTGCCGGCGGCGCCATGGTCGACGGCGATCACGGGGACCGAGATGGAGAGGTCGGTCAGGTCGGCGGTCTGGGTGGTCTGGTAGACGAGGGTCAGGTCCTGGGTGGCCACCCGGGTGCCGGCGGGGATGGTGAGGGTGGAGCCGGGGGCCGGGCGCGAGAAGAGGACGGCCCCTCTTGCCGGGGTGGCGGCCTTGCGGCGGATGCCTAGCAGCGCGACGAGGTGGTCCAGGCTGTCCCCGGTGGCGAAGTCGACGTAGCCGCTGTAGTAGAGGTCCTCGAGGAGGTCCCAGATCAGGGCGGTCTCGTAGGCGACGGACTCGAGCAACTGATAGAACGGGGAGTGCGGCTGCAGGTCGATATCGTCGCCGAGAGCAGCCCGGGCCCGGGCCTCGTAGTCGGCCAGGATAGCTGTGAACGGTTTTCGTACGAATCCCGTAGGGGTGACGCCGTAATCAGTCATACATCAGCCTCCAGGGCGATTGTGTCGCCGTCGTAGAGGGTGACGGTGGCCGTGATCGTCGCGTGCCGGGCGGGGGTGTCCCGGCTGATCTCCAGGGAGTCGACGGTCTTGACCGCCGGGTGGGAGAGGAGGGCGGTCCGGATCTCGGCGTTGATGAGCGTGCGGTTGTAGCCGCTATGGGCGATGGCCACCCAGTCCACGCCGAACGCGGTGTTGAAGGGGTATGACCCCTTGACGGTCCGGAGGATGACCGTCAGGTCCTGGGCGACCTTGGCGGTGCCGGTGATCTCCTCGAACCGGTTGAGCGAGCTTTTGAGCAGGTCCCCGTCGGGGGTGAGCTGCAGCGTCCTGCCGTACATACTATGCGGTCAGAGGAGCGGAATAAAAAGGGAGGTCAGGAGTGGTCGGTGACGAAGGCCTGCCCGGTGACGAGGATCCCCTGGCCGTCGTGGTCGCCGTCCTCCCCGACGTCGCCTGCCCGGCAGACCGGGACGCCGTTGATCCGGACGAGCTGGCTTGCCCCGGTGGTGCCGGCGGTGCAGGTGGCGTCGCAGATCGGGCAGTCGGTCGGGAACTCCTGGCCCTGCAGGATGACGGGCTTGCCGGCGATCCGGACGAAGGTCTGCAGGGTGCCGGGGATGGTCTTGTCCCCGCCGCCGGTCGGGGGGACGTGGGCGTCGGAGTAAGGCTCATAGTCTCCGTCGACGGCGATGAGGGGCATGGTGCCTCAGAGCTCCATGAAGTCGACGGACGTTGCGGTGATGGTGACGGCGCCTTCGCCGGTGATCGTGATGCCGGCCCCGGTATGGTGGGTGATCTCGATATCGCCGGTCTGCCGGATCCGGTATTCGGTGCCGGAGACGTGGTGGAGGAGGACCTCGTCTTCGCCGACGGCGGGCGGGGTGTCGGCGAGGGTGTAGAGGCCGGCGATGACGACGGCGTTGTTGATGCTGTACTGGTGGCGCTCGTTGACCGGGACGACGTCACGGGTCTTGAGTTGCTCCTCGAGGTCCTGCTTGGTGAACGCGACGAGGACGATATCGCCCACCTTCGGCGCGACGATGAGGGCCGAGCCGTGGTAGGCCTGGACGGCGATCGGGACCTCGAAGAGCTCGACCTGCTGGCCCTGCAGGAGTCCTTTGAGGAGGACGTTGCACCGCAGCCGGGGGAGGTCGACCTGGGTGAGGACCCCTACCCGGCAGGTGTTGACGCGGTCGACGGCCCGGGTGGCGGCGGTGAGGATGGCCTGGCCAAGGTTCATATGGGGACCACCTCGCACTCGGTACTGTAGTCGTCGCCGGCGAGCCGGTGCGTGAAGGTCTTGGCCTTGAAGTCACCCTGGACGACGCGGGAGTCGAGCCGGACGAGGGAGTCGGCCTTGATCTTCCAGTTGAGGATGCACTTCACGGTGTAAGCCTCGCCTTCCTGGTCGTCATCCTGCGGGACGACTTCGAGGAGCCCGGTCTCGGAGGAGAGATAGACTGCGTCGGTCTCGCTGTGAGCCTGCCGGACGAAGTAGCCGGCGCCGGCACTGACGAAGTAGGTCCAGCCCTGCGTGGCGATCTGCCGCTTGATGAGGCCGGTGAGGTTCTCCCCGCCGGCGGCGGCGACCGCTGCGGCATCTCCTCCGTTGACGATGTCCAGGCAGTCGTC